ACGTTAATTCTTTTGGATCTTCTACGCCTATTTCTGTAACCATTGTAAGTTTATTATCATCGGTTACAGTTTGGACATTTCTGATACAATATCTACTGTCTAAATTATTATAAATCCATCTGTCTATATCTTTTACTTTATGTATATATTCAAACGGAATGTTCATTTTGGCAAAATTGGGCGGTATATACTTTAACTTTCTTAAATTAAGAACGTTCAAAGGGTTTACCTTATTCCTTACTAAAGCCATAATGTACCTACTTTATTTATAATATGCGACCTGACCGAATGGTGGTTTTATGGTTTCACTACCATGGATAATAAACAGCGTATCGCAGTAATCTTCATCACCCCAACTACCGCAAGGATATCCGTCTGTAAACATAATGAACTTTTTAGGCTCAATATTGTTTTCTTTCATAAATTCCCAATTTGCGTAAAAGTCAGTTCCACCACCGCCCTTAATTTCGTAATTATAGATATCTTCGGCATTGTCTCCAGTATATTTTTGGTACCCGTAAATTTCTGTATCAAAGCACCACAAGTCTAATTTGAAGTCCTTGTATTCATCCATAATACCTTTAACTTCTGACAAGAAGTCTTTAGCCATTGAGTCACTAATACTGCCAGACAAATCAATTGCCGCTGATACATCAATTGTGTCCTCGTTCATCATACCTGGTAATACAGCACCTGTATGTTGTGATTTACGATTTGGACGAGCAAAACTAAAATTACTTTTAATAATACTTTGGATATTCATACGCAACATTTCGCGCCAATCCATTTTAGGCTCAGTTAAATCTTTAATGAAACGAGCAATACCAGATGGCATACGTCCTGCTTCAGTATTTTGCATTGCTGAAATCATTGCTTCTTTGATTTCGTCTTTGATTTTTTTCTTTTCTTCGGCAGTAAGTCTTGGACGACCTTTTCCTTCTTTGTCGCCATCACCATCGCCGTCACCTTCGCCATCACCGTCTTCATCATCTAAGTGATCGTCGAGCAATTCTCCAAGGCTATTGATATTAATTTTAATAGCGTTCTTTTCAATCTCGTCATAAATTTCTTCGTATGACCAACCACGGTATTTGTTGTCTTGGAAGATTTTAATAAAATGAGGCACTACGCCAATTTTCTCATCTACAAGAATTTGATTAACAGCATAGTCAGCGGCAATGTTTGACAACTGAGGATCTCGACTTAGTCGACGTCCCATGTGATCAAATACATTATGTAATACTTCGTGTGCGAAGCCAAACTCCATTTCTTGTACAGAACAAGCATTAATAAATCCTACATTGTAATAAAATGTACGACCGTCTGTGGCCAATGTACCGCACCAATCGCTAGCATCTACCAAACGCAGACGTGTAGCCATATTACCAAAAAATGGATGACGTAGGAGCAAACGTACACGAGCGGTAATTAATGTGTCAATGGCCTTGCTTTGATCTGCCTGTGAATATTCTTTACCAACAAAATTTTGGAACTTTGCTGACTTTTCAGATTTCATAACTTTTGACATTTTTGCTCCTAAAAATATATTATACATTAAAAACTAAAAAAGGGCAAGAGCCCTTTTTATTAGTTCTTGTTTGCTTCATGAATGTACTTGCCGTACACTTTATGGAACTTAGCAAAACTTTCCATTTCAGCAGGTTCGAATGGCAAGTCATAACCTGTCAACGCAACCTTGGCACCCATAACAACTAGTTCAGTTGGGAAATTTTCCATCATAAAACTAAAGAAGTTATCTGCCGATGAGTTAAACTTTTTGGATTGCTTTTCGGCAATTTCTTTAAGTTCGTAGCACATACTAATAGTAAGTGAGTACATCGCAGAAATTTCTTTGATGTCAATTTTCTTAACAGAGCCTGACAAGATATCTTCTGGCTTAGGCATCTGTTTAGCAACTTTACGGTGTGCCATAAACTTAACAGCCAAACCATCACCAACAGCACCTGATACCAAATCAGTTAGTGTGCTTTCGTCCAAGTCGTCATCTTTAAGCAAATCGCTAACAAATGACCAAGAACGTGGAGTAGCAAAAGAGCGTGAGCCAGAACGTGGGTCAAAGTCATACAGGTCTTGTTTAGCAAAACCTACATAACCTACAACTTGCTCATGTACCATGTTAGCGGTAGCCCATTGTAGCCAGTCGTCGAAACTTGATTTAAGTTCAATGTGAACAAAACGGTTTGCCAACGGACTAGGCATACGATATGTAACACCCTTGTCAGTTTCACGGTTACCAGCCGCAACAATTGAAACACCATCTGGCAATTTATATGTGCCAACACGGCGGTTTAGAATAAGTTGATAAGCCGCGGCCTGTGTAGCAGGAGCCGCTGAATTAAGTTCGTCCAAAAATAGAATAGCGGTACTATTTGGATCTTGTGGCAATTCACTAGGAGATGCCCATGTCATTGTTTTCTCGTCACTATTGTAATATGGAATACCTTTAATGTCTGTAGGTTCCCAAAGTGACAATCGAACGTCAATAACTTCACGGCTCTGTTCTTCGCCGATCTGCTTAACAATATCAGACTTACCAATGCCTGGGGGGCCCCACATAAACACAGGACGCTGAATTTTGATACACTTGCGAATAGCACGTTTGGCTTCGTTGGGTGTAACTGTACGATTTTCGGAAATTTTCTCTGCCATTTTTAACCTTTAAAAAAGTGTTTAAGTGTCTAACTAACAGTAATAATTATACACGGTACCGACGTCAACGTCAATCGGTTTTTTTAAGATTATTTTGTTGTTGTTTTAACGCAACACTCTTAGCACGAGCAAGTCCAAATTTTTGGATATTGCCGGAAAAAAGAATTAATTGGACAGCCATACTACTGTCAAATAGTTTGATATTTTTGTGGGTAAGATAATATGGGCAGTCTACGTACTTGTCTAACCAAAGAAATGTTTGGTTTGTAAACTCTATATCTTCTGGAAGGTCTACAGAAAACTCTTCTAAATCTAATTTACGTAGTGCTTCGTATCCTTCGGAACTCAATCGCATACCGCCGGTTCTTTTTGCTCTAGGGTTTAACCACCAAAGCATATGATACTTTTTGATCTCGCTGATATCCAACCCTAATTTTTCAATTAGGCCGTTTGTTATGATCTCTCTACGAGTCGGTCGGTATTTGGGTTTTCTCGCCATTTGTTAACTTATAAACTGAAAAGTCTGTACAGTTGTATAGTTTATTTAATTTTTCAGCAAGATTGAAAGCGTGTCCCGAATTTGAAAAACTTACTTTCTTGTATTTTGGACCAAGGTCTTGTGCTACAACAGAAGTAGTTTTTAAATTAACAGGCTTGTCCTTATAGAAAACAGCCCAAATGGCTTCGGCTTCAAGCACTTGCTCGACTTTGTAATTTTTCTTATTTGTAACTTCTAACAAAATGTTTGGCTTTGGTCGACTCATTTATCTACGCACTCCGGTTATGTACGTAGATATTTATTTCAAATCACTTAAAACTGCCCCCGTCCATTTCGATGGTAACAATGTCTTGTGTTGGTGTTGATGCTATTTGTTTGTCTAATTTGCCTGCTAGACGTGTCATAACAACAGCAAGACTATCGCTAAGTGAAATGACGTCTTTTATGTCGAGATTAAGAGTCTTTTGGCCAGATTTAGTTGCGATTCTGGCCTTTTCTAAGAACATTTCGATAGGTAATGTGTTCAATGGTTTCATTTGACAATACTTAGTTGTTGTCTCATTTCTTGTTCGGTTCTAAAAGGACCTTTAAATGGATAACGCTCTAATGTAATTAGTTTAGGACAAAAGGACTTAACCCACCCTTTTCTAAATTGAATTACATAATATCCGGCACAATATTGACTTTTGCTCTTTGTACTCTTTGCGTAAATTGGTAATTTTTTACGAACGTTATACAATGGATTATATGGTTTACTCGAACAAGGAAAATCGTAAACTGTGTTTACTGTATCTTTTTTTGGTGTAACTGTTTTTGGTTTAGACAGTTGTTCTGTAATATCAATGCCAAATTGTTCTTTAACATTTTTAGCATTTCCAATTTCATACTTCTGTCCATTTAACAAGAAACTATATCCTGTTTTTTCTTTACTCAAGGTCCCTAATTTAGATCCTTGGTTTTCTAATAGCCAACTTTTATTTGGTATCAATACTTTTACTGTAGTCATTTCTACCTCCATGTTATATTACATACCTTGCGTTAAGCGGTTCAGAAAAACTCTGAGCCTGATCTACAACTTTTTGTAGTTCATACTTGTTAGCAAACTTCATTAAACGAATGCCAACTTGCGGTATTGATTTTTCTTTCTGTGTCTCTGTTTTAATAGTCTCGTCGATTAACTTTCTAATATCATCGGGTTGTGCGGATAAGTCACATAATTTTACATTACGAGTATAATCATCTAGTACACGATGTTCTTGACCTTCGTGATCTGACCAACGCTGCAACATTAGATTGTTCCAAGAATATCCTTTACTATTACGATCAGCAAATGCTTCTCTTAATCCTACTTTATTCTTAGTACCTTTTTCACGTACACCTGGATAAGCACTAAAGATATTATCGCTAGTATCTCCACGCATACATTTTTCAAACAGTAACCATTCTGGATCTGGAGCAGGTTTTGCTAGACCTGTTTTTTTATCTTTTACGGGTTTACCTTTTTCGTCAAAGTATCCCTCGTGTGTAGTAGTTATCCCCATTACACCGTTGTATTGTTTAACATTGGGCGCAATTAATTGGGCAAAATCTCCGTCTGTACTAATGATCACGTGATCATCGTTTGGATGTGCTTGGATAAACCCTGCTATTAAATCGTCTGCTTCTAATTGCGGGTGCTGTAATACTGTACAGTTTGTACCGTTTTGTATGTACTCTTTAAAAGTATCAAAGGTTTCCCAAAAGAGTTTTTCTTCTTCTGCTTCTTTGACAGTATGCTTTGATCGTGCGTCTGCTCTTTGTGCTTTGTAGGGCTTATAATAATCTTTACGCCAAGAGCGACCTTCTAAGCAGAAAATAACGTGGGACCCATCAAAATCTTTCCATGCTTTACGTACACTATTAAAAGTAACGTGTAGACACATACCGATCTTTTCTTCAAGATCTCCACGCACTACATGACGTGCTCTAAAAAATAAATTTGCTGTATC